AAAAAACAAAAAATCCAGAAAAAATGGAAAAAACTAAGAAAAATGGAAAAAACTAAGAAAAATTGAAAAAACTAAGAAAAATGGAAAAAACTAAGAAAAATAGAAAAAACTAAGAAAAATGAGAGGAAAAATTAGGGATTTTGAGAAAAAAGTTGGAAAAATCAATATTTTTTTATTTGCATATTTGGTGTATCATAGATTTAAAATATTTCGTTTTTTACTAGATTTTCCAAAATTTTCATTTTTTTTTCCCAAGACTTTTTTGGGAATTTCAAAAATGGACAAAAAAAATGTCCAAAATCGATTTTCCCAAAAAAGTTTCGGAAAAAACTGATTTTGTGACCATAATGAAAAATTAGCATCTCATCACTTTTTAACTTTAAAAAATTTTGTTACGATATTTTTTTTATTTTTTAGAAAAATGATTTAGGCGTTTTTTTCGATTTCCATTATATGGAAATAATGGAAACGATTTTTACGCCAAAAAACGCCGTTTTTTCTTGCGAAATTTGTGACTTCAAATGCTTTAAAAAAAGTGATTGGAATAGACACGTTAACACGATAAAACATAGTCTCAGTCACAATGGAAATGATTTGGAAACCGCGGAAATGATTTTTACGCCAAAAAACGCCAAATACTATTGTCAATGTGGAAAAAAATTTAAGACGAATTCAGGTCTGTGGAAGCACAAATCGAAAGAAAATAATTGTAAAACAGAGAGAACAACGGTTTCACAAATAGATACAGTAGATAAAAACGAGCTAATAATGATGCTTATTAAACAAAATACAGATCTAATTAAAGAGCAAACGAACATTAAACAAATGATGATAGAGCAACAAAATATAGTATTAGAAATAGCCAAAAATGGAACACATAACACGACCAATTCACATAACAAATCTTTTAATTTACAATTATTTTTAAACGAAAAATGTAAAGACGCAATGAATATAATGGACTTTGTAGATTCTATTAAACTACAGTTAGGTGACCTAGAAAAAGTCGGTAAACTTGGTTATGTAGAAGGTATTTCAAATATTATTACTGCGAATTTAAACGCATTAGATGTGACGCAACGTCCTATACATTGCACTGATAAAAAGAGAGAAATTTTATATGTTAAAGACGAAAATAAATGGGAAAAGGAAGATGATGAAAAGAAAAAGTTAAGAAAGGCTATTAAGCGAGTAGCATTAAAAAATGCGAGACTAGTATCACAGTTTAAAGAGGCACATCCAGATTGTAATAAGTCATCTTCACTTTATTCAGATCAATATAATAAAATCATTGTCGAGTCTATGGGAGGTTCTGGGAATGACGATAACGAAAAAGAGGATAAAATAATCAAAAATATTACCAAAGTTACAACTATTGACAAGTTGTAAAAATATAAAAATATAAAAATATAATAGTCTATTATTATTTATTTTTGTATTTTATGTTATTTCAATTTAAAAAAATACGTTACATATTATATATTAATGAATTATAAATATACAGCATTAACTGTTGAAACACGTAAAAATAAGGCATTAGAATTTGTATTAAATAATATATGTGATTGTTTATCTGATGATTGGAAAATCTTATTATTTCATGGTATAACTAATGCTGAATATGTTAGTGAAATAGTTACGAAATTAAATATAAAATTTAATAACAGAATTGCATTAATAAATCTAAATGTAGACACATTAGGTTTAAAAGAATACGACCAGTTATTAGAATATAGTAAATTGCTAGCTACAAAAAGTATAATATATGACTATATTGATACTGACATGTTCTTGGTATTTCAAACAGATTCTATGATTTTTAAAGAACATTCTCATTTAATAGATGAATATTTAACATATGATTATGTAGGTAGTCCTTGGAGAGTAACAGGTTATTTTCCTACTGCTAACTGTAACTTTATAGGAAATGGAGGTTTTAGTTTGAGAAAAAAAAGTAAAATGCTCGAAATTATTGAAAAAATTGAATGGAATAATAGATACGAGGATTTATATTTTAGCACAAAATATGAAGGAATAGACGTTAATAAACCTGATTACGATAAAGCCAAAATGTTTTGTGTTGATGAAGTATTTAACGAAATAACCTTTGCTTGTCATAAACCTTGGGCACATAATCATTTCACACATTTTAAACAAATATATCCTGAAAGTGAAGAACTATATAATTTACAACATATAGAAGATTAAATAAATAACATTATAATGTAATTATAACGTTATTATAAATTATTTCAACAAATTTACAATTTTTTATTTGATTTATTTACACCTTTTTACATTTCAAACACCGATTATAAAATTTTAGTTATCTCTATTAAAAATTCAAAATAAATAAAATTGAAATACTTTTTACCAATATTTAATATAGTATTAAACATATTTAATTTACTTGATTTACTTGATTAAGACAAACGATGGAACACTTCAAGACTATTGAAAAAAGAGAAGGGTGTGATGTTGGATGGCATGGTTCTAATATTGATCCTATAGACAGAGAGGGGTGTGTAGGGTCTGGAGGAATAGATAAGTCATATACACTTGATATGGTTATGAATTTGGCATACAAAATGGATGATAAACCGAATGTTATAATTAAAGCAGGAAAAAATGCCAAATGGTATATGAAAAAGGTCCAACCAAATAAAATAGATGAGGCAGTAGAAAAACAAAAGTGGAGGGACACAAGTCGTTATACAATGTATATAATTGTTTGGGACGACTAACGAAAGTGAGATTGAAAAATAATAAAAATAATAAAAATAATAAAAATAATAAAAATGAGGGTTAACACCTCTTTTTTTATTCTGCGTTTGAAATGTAAAAAGGTGTAAAAAATAATATATTAAAAATTATCACTTAATTCAAATATATTTTCATTTTTATCTGTATTTGCCAATGCATAAGCATCTGTTCTTTTTTCAAAAAAATTCACTTTACTCTCAAGACTAATTAATTCCATCCACTCAAAACAATTTTTAACATTATAAATTTTTTTATATCCAAGTTGTACGCATAATCTGTCAGCAACAAATTGAATATATTGTGTCATCAACTCAGAATTCATTCCTATAAGTCTACATGGTAATGCCTGACAAATAAATTCTGTCTCGATTTCAACAGCTTCTTTAATGATTTCGTGTATACGAGATTTATCTATTTTTTTTACGAGTTTAGAATATAACAAAACAGCAAATTCACAATGAAGTGCTTCGTCTCGTGAAATTAATTCATTACTAAATGTAAGTCCAGGCATAAGCCCGCGTTTTTTAAGCCAATAAATACTACAAAAAGCACCACTAAAAAATATACCTTCTACGCAGGCAAATGCGACTAATCGTGTTGCAAAACTACTGCGATTATCATGTATCCATTTTTGTGCCCAGTCTGATTTCTTTTTAATACACGGGAAATTTTCAATTGCATTAAATAGCTGATCTTTTTCGGTTTTATCTTTAATATAAGTTTCTATTAGAATGCTATATGTGTGGCTATGGATATTCTCCATTGCTATTTGGAAACCATAAAAGGCGCGTGCTTCCGATAATTGCACATCATTCATAAAGCGCGATGCTAGGTTTTCTAAAACAATCCCATCACTAGCAGCAAAAAAAGCCAAAATCATTGAAATATAATATTTTTCGTCACGACTAAGGCTGTCCCAGTCAGACAAATCTTTTGTTAAATCCATTTCTTCGGGTCGCCAAAAACAGTCAACTTGTTTTTTATACATATCCCATATATCTTGGTACTTAATTGGAAACATAACGAAACGATTATCGTCAGGAGCTAGCAAAGGTTCTGTTAGTATTTTTGACATCCTAAATAATATATAGTGAATATTTTAAATTTTTTTTTTAAATAATAAAATAACAAAATAATTTATATGCAAATTATAACATACGAAATTAATCAAAAAGAGCCAAATTATTTAGCAAAAAGAGACGAAGAATTTATAAAAATACAAAATTTAATAGATATAAAAAGAAAATATCTAATTGAGAAGAAAAAAAAATTAAAGCATATATCAAAGCAAAACCGATTTTTAGATGAAGTCAGAAATGATTATAACCGATATTTTCAATATATAGAAAAACAAAAACAGGACCAAATTATGGCCCTTAACACAATAAATAAATACATAGATGATTTGACATATTCAGGCGAACTTAGTAAAAAAAATATTATAGATGCTAAAGAAGAACAAAGAAAAATACTTAAAGAAATTAAGGATATCAAAAATAGTTTAGACGCGTTTATTGATGATACAGATAAACCAGTGAACGACGTATTAAATTCAAAAAATAATATATTAAACAATAGTCTAAACAAAACAATAAACCAAGTAAACAAATAAACTAATTAAATATTATAATTTTATGTTAATTTAATATATATATGTCCACCGAACTAGATACAACACTAAATACAACTATATTTATTGAAAACTTCAATAAAAAAATTCAGGCACTAAGCGAAAGAATACAAGCCAGATTAACATTAGAACAAAGGTTTAAACAAACAGTAACTGACAGATTGTCTGACATAAAGATAAAATTAAAAATTTTATACGACAACAAAGAAAAACTTATAAGTCTTTTTGATAAGGCTTCAGAACAAAATAAGAAAATCGAAACCCAAATGGCAGAAAAGGTAACCGAAATTAATACGTTAAATAGTAAACTTGTAGAAATAACTACAAAAAATACACTTTTAGAAGAAGAATTAAAAAGCGTTAACAAACAACTAACACATGCTAGTGAAAATTCAGTTGAAACACAAAAATCTTTGGAGGCTGAAAAAAAACAACTTCAAGAAGATTTAAAAAATAATACAGAAGCCAATAATGCCACAGCACAACAAATGACAACATTAAGTAAAGACTTAGAAGCATTGAAAAACTATAATGATAATTTAAAAATTACAATGGCCAAAGCTGTTGAAACACTCAGCACAAGTTTAACGAAATTGGAAGGAAATGAAGTAAATCCAGGTAACATAGAACAAACTTATAATGATATATTACAAATGATAGACGAACTAAGCAGTATAATTGAAAACAAACCACCAACTCAACCATCAGTGCAACCTGTTGTTTTTGAAGATAATACCTTAATACAAAACGAGAATATTAATTACGATACTATTGGGGATTTAAAAAAAGACTTACAAAAAAAAGCTCAACAAATTAGTCCAGGTTCAGCAAACAAGTATGCAAACGCTCTATCCAGCATACGTGATATGAAAGATTTAAAACAGTTAGATGATATATTAAGGACAATTTTAAATAGTACTACTAAAAGGGTTAAAGGAGGTAAAAAAACGAGATATACAAAAAAAATAAAGAAAACAAGAAAAACAAGAAAAGTAAGAAAACATAAAAAGCAAAGAGGTGGGTTTACTTATTCCTCTTCATCGAGACGTGTAAGTCCTGAAACAAGAAGAACAACATTACCTTTAAAATCTCATAAACGTCATAAAAAAATAATACATAAAAAATAATACATAATAAAAAACAAAATATTTTCAAAGGCAAATAATAAAAATAATTTAAAAATATTATATATATATAAATGAATTTTAAAAAGGCGCTCTCTAAGTTTATCACAAACAAACTAGTTTTAAACATAGTATCAATTTTGGCAGCATTAAATATTATAGGATATCTATTTATGGAAAATTACAATGCTGTTGCATATTACGTTGTATTATCTTTATTAATTACGTTCTTTAGTAAAAATATGATTTTAATATTGGGCATTCCTCTAATAATAGTCAATATGTTTGTATCAAAGGGCAATGCATTATTTGAAGGTATGGAAAACAATGATGCCGCACAAAGTCAACCGCAAAAAGACCAAAGTCAACAGCAAGTAGACCAAAGCCAACAACAGAAAGACATTATAAAAAAAATTAATACTCAAGATGCAAAAAGCAAGCAAGGGCTTCCAATCACTCCAATCGACCATGTAGATAGTGCTACTACAAATACAAATGAAGAGTCGTTTGAAGTTGGTAGAGGCAAAAGAAAAGGGCACGACATTGACTATGCTGCAACAATAGAAGATGCTTACGACCAATTAAATCAAATATTAGGAAGTGATGGAATTAAAAAGTTGACAAGTGATACACAAAGTTTAATGAAACAACAAATGGAATTAGCCAAATCGATGGAAAGCATGGCACCTATGATTCAAAGCATGGCACCAATGATGGAACAGGCAAAAGGATTATTAGGTGGAATGGGAGAGGGTGAAAATGGTCTAAGCGGTATTATGGACATTGCGAAAAAATTATCTGGAGGATTAGGTAACTCTGCATTGAAATAAATTTATATTATATAAATATTTGTATTATAATATAAAATCGCATTATAATATAAAAAATTTAAAATTTTCTATTTTTACGTGTTTTTTTTACTTACTCTAGGTAATATAGAGGCTTTGCTCATTTGATTAGTTGCATTTACTAAACTATTGAGTGAATTTTCTTCACTAACATTACTCATTTTTTCTACTACTAAAGAAGCTATTAAATTTGCGGCCTCTTTTGCGGCAGCTGCAAAAACATTTTCTTCAAATGGTTGTTCTTGTTCTTGTACTTCTTCTACAACAGCTTGTTCTTGCACTTCTTCAACAGGTTTATCTTGTTTAACAGGTTTATTTTCTTGTTCTTCTACAACTTGTTCTTGAACAGGATTATTTTGTTGAACAGGATTATTTTGTTGAACAGGATTATTTTGTTGAACAGGATTATTTTGTTGAACAGGATTATTTTGTTGAACAGGATTATTTTGTTGAACAGGATTATT